TGAGTTTGAAAGTGAAGAAGAATATCGTGAGAAACTGGAGATGTTGAGAGAATCATATTTCTCATCAAACAAAACTCCAAAGGTAAAAACTGAAACTCTGTCCGAAGGAGTAGATGTTGCTCCAGAATCAATTTCTGGATCGATGGATGCTTACCTGAAAACACTTTCAGCATTCGCCAAAAACTGAATTTAATATTAATCAAACACAAACATTCACAAAGGTAAAAGCAAATGTTCCATTCCGAGCATCTGCAGGAAAAGTGGGCACCTCTCCTCAACTATGAAGGTCTTGATGCAATCAAAGACTCCCATAAGAGAGCAGTAACCGCAGTCCTGCTGGAAAACCAAGAAAAATTCCTTAAGGAATCCGCAGCATTCGATTCAGGTATGAACCTGATGGAATCACCAACCAACTCAGCTGGTACAGGTGGTTTCAGTGGCACTTCTGCCGCAGGTGGACCTACTGCAGGTTTCGATCCAGTTCTGATCTCACTGATCAGACGTTCAATGCCTAACCTGGTTGCATATGACCTGGCAGGCGTTCAGCCAATGAACGGTCCTACTGGACTCATCTTCGCAATGCGTTCCCGTTACAATAGCCAGACCGGAACTGAAGCATTCTTCGATGAAGCAGATACCGCATTCTCAGGTCAGGATGACGGTTTCAATCTGACTGGTGGTTTCTCAGACGTTACTGCTGGTCTTGGTACTACTTCACAGTCTGGTACTAACCCCTCAATTCTGAACCCAGTCGGTTCTGCTACCTCAACCGCATATAATGTCGGTCAGGGTATGAACACCGGTGATGCAGAGAACCTTGGATCTGGTGCAGGCGATCAGTTCAACCAGATGGCATTCTCTATCGAGAAAGTCACTGTTACTGCGAAGTCAAGAGCACTGAAAGCCGAGTATTCACTTGAGCTTGCACAAGACCTGAAGGCAATTCACGGTCTGAATGCAGAAGCAGAACTTGCTAACATTCTTTCTAGTGAGATTCTTGCTGAGATCAACCGTGAGGTTATCAGAACAATCTACAAGATTGCTGAGCAAGGTGCTGCTGAGAACGTTGCAACTCAAGGTGTATTTGACCTTGACGTTGACTCTAACGGTCGTTGGTCGGTTGAGAAGTTCAAGGGTCTTCTGTTCCAAATCGAAAGAGATGCAAACAGAATTGCTCAAAGAACTCGTAGAGGAAAGGGCAACATCATCATGTGCTCTGCAGACGTTGCTTCTGCATTGACCATGGCTGGTGTTCTGGATTACACCCCTGCACTCAACGCTAATCTCAACGTTGATGACACTGGTAACACCTTCGCAGGTGTTCTGCAAGGTAAGTATCGTGTTTATATCGATCCTTATTCTGCAAACTTGGCTGCTGATAACAGTGGTCTGGCACAAGGAACCAACCAATACTATGTTGTTGGTTATAAGGGTTCTTCACCTTATGACGCAGGTCTGTTCTATTGCCCATATGTACCTCTGCAGATGGTACGTGCAGTTGGAGAGGATACTTTCCAACCTAAGATTGGCTTTAAGACCCGTTACGGCATCGTTGCTAACCCATTTGCGGAAGGCAATGCCGATAATCAAGGTCTTGGTCGTCTGCGTGTCAACAGCAACCGTTACTACAGAAGAGTTGCTGTTAAGAACATCATGTGAGTCTTATCACAAGAGTTCTCTGGGACCCGAAAGGGTCCCTTTTTTTATCTAAATAATTCAAAAAATGGCAGTATCTAACGCGTATAAAAATCAAATACAGAATAGAAATTTTCTATCACCTGTAGGATTTAAGTTTACTTTAAACAGAGCACCTAAAGTTGCATTTTTTGGAAACTCTACAAATATTCCAGGAATGACGTTAGGTATTGCTGTGCAACCAACTTATCTAAAAGATATTGACATTCCTGGAGATAAGATTACATTTAATGATTTAACTCTTAGGTTTCTTGTTGATGAAAATCTTGAAAACTATGTGGAAATTCAAAATTGGATTCGTGGTATTGGGTATCCAGAATCTTTAAGTGAAATATATAATTGGCAAAAAAATAATTCTGTGATGGATGTTCAGGATAAAAGTCAAATGAATCTTTATTCTGATGCAACTTTAACTGTTCTTACAAGTTCCAACAACTCAAACTTTCAAGTTAAATTCTCTGACGTTTTTCCATACTCAATAACTGATCTTCAATTTGATGCAACAGACAGTGACATTGATTATTTGACTGCAGAGGTTACTTTCAAGTATACTATCTACAATATAGTAGATAATGCTGGCAATCCATTATGACTTTTGATTTGGATACAATCCAAAAAATGTGGGAAGAAGATTGCAAAATTGATCCCGATAACTTACATACAGAATCTTTAAATATTGCAAGTTTACACGCAAAATATTTTGATATCTATAATAATATTGTTCTTCTAAAAAAGAAGGCAGAGCAACAAAGAAAAAATATCCGTCACGATAGATATGAGTATTATACTGGAAAAGCGGATCCTGATGTTTATGTGGAGAATCCATTTCCTAAAAAAATTCGTGATAAGGAAACTCTTCAAAAATACTTAGATGCTGATGAGAAACTATCTCAGGTTTGTTTAAAACTTGACTACTACGATACAATGTTGAATTACATTGAAAGCATTCTCAAAATGATTCAAAATAGAACTTTCCAAATCAAAAATGCAATTGAGTTTGTTAAATTTACTGCTGGGCTAGGGTAAATAAATACTCCCAGATGAATGGATTGATGTGATTGATACAACAGCAAACCTCGTTATATCTAAATCCAACGAAGTATTTTTAAAGATTAATACGGAACCTCATATTGAATATGAACTTAGAGACCACTTTAAGTTTGAGGTTCCTAATGCAAAATTTATGCCCCAGTACCGTGGTAGGAATTGGAATGGGGAGATTCATTTGTATGATATGAGATCCAAACAGATTTATGTTGGTCTATTGGATAAGATTATCAATTTCTGTAAGCAATACGGATACACTTACAAGTTTGACGATAATAAATTTTACGGACTCCCATTTGAAGTTAATGAAGAGATTTCATATGAGGGTGTAAAAGATTATATGAAATCTATTTGTGCTCATTCTCCACGGGAGTATCAAGTAGAGGGAGTATATGATGCTCTAAGGCATAACAGAAAACTATTGATAAGCCCCACTGCATCTGGCAAATCACTGATGATCTATTCGATCGTAAGATATTATGTGGATAAAGGGCAAAAAATTCTTTTAATTGTTCCAACGACATCTCTTGTAGAACAGATGTACAAGGACTTCGAAGATTATGGTTGGGATGCTGAGTCATATTGCCACAAGATATATTCTGGTAGGGAGAAGACTAATGAACACGAGGTTACAATTACAACTTGGCAATCAGTCTACAAATTAGATCGTTCTTTCTTTGAAGATTATGGTGTAATTATAGGTGATGAAGCTCATTTGTTCAAGAGCAAATCTTTGATACAGATCATGACCAAACTTCATCATGCAAAATATCGTTTTGGGTTTACAGGAACTTTAGATGGAACTCAAACACATAAATGGGTTCTGGAAGGTTTATTTGGACCATCATATAAAGTTACCAAAACTGCAGAACTGATGAAGCAAGGACACCTTTCTCAGTTGGATATTCAATGTCTTGTTCTTAAACATCCTCCACAAAAATTTGAAACTTATGAGGATGAAATTCAATATCTAATCTCTCATGAACAAAGAAATAAATTTATTACAAACCTTTCTTTAGATCTCAAAGGAAATACCCTTGTTTTGTTTTCGAGAGTTGAAGCTCATGGAGCAATACTATATGAGATGATAAATAACAACAACCGTGAAGATCGTAAAGTATTTTTCGTTCATGGTGGAGTGGATGCTGAAGAAAGAGAACTGGTAAGAGAAATTACAGAAAGAGAAAATAACGCAATCATCGTTGCATCTTACGGAACTTTCTCAACAGGCATTAATATAAAAAGTCTCAATAATGTAATTTTTGCATCTCCAAGTAAATCTAGAGTTAGAAATCTTCAATCAATTGGAAGAGTTCTTAGAAAAGGAAAGAATAAAACTAAAGCAGTTCTTTATGACATCTCTGATGATTGTACACTAAATTCAAGAAAAAATTATACTCTTAATCATTTTATAGAAAGAATCCGTATATACAACGAGGAACAGTTTAACTATGAAATCCTTACAATACAACTAAAGAGCAAATGATTGAAGATGATTTTTACTGC